CCTACAAAAAACACACAGGGCTCTCCCGCATGACCCCCTCCCCTAAATGGTAGAAAGGCAGGTGAAAATATGAGTAAGAAACAAGCTAAAGATAAAAATAAAAAGCAAGAAATAGATAAAGATACATTAGTTAAAAGAGAAATAACGAGACTTACAAATTTATTTAAAGATATAGACAAAAATAAAAGGCTAACAGCTAAAGGATTGATAGAAGAAGCAGCATACATGAGAATAACACTTCAGGAATTAAAGAAAGAGATAGATAAAAATGGTCCAATAGACGTAATGCCGCAAGGAGAATACTCAATTATAAGAGAACATCCTGCCTTAAAGAGTTATAACACTATGGTGCAAAGGTATACGAACATAATAGACAAGTTAACGAACTTACATCCTAAAGAAGATGTTAAAAAAGAAATAAATGACGGATTTGAAGACTTCATAGCAAATAAACCATAGGTGTGATGACAAATGACAGCAGTAAAAAAGATAGTCTATCCAGACAATTATAACCCGATATTAGAGTATTGGGAATGGATGAACCAAAAACAGAATCGAAAACGAGTTAGCACTAAAGTTTATAAAGTATATAAAGAGCTTGTTAGGATAATCAATGAGCCTAACTCTGAGTGGGAATATAATCCAGCTAAAGCAAAACATGCAATAGAGTTTATAGAAAATTATTGTAGGCACTCCAAAGGTAAAATGGGCGGTAAGCCCTTTATATTAGAGCTATGGCAAAAAGCTTTAGTTGCTGCTACATTTGGAATTGTGCATAAGATAGATGGAACAAGAAAGTTTCAGGAAGTAATGCTTGTAGTGGGTAGAAAGAATGGGAAATCAACTTTGGCGGCTGCTATCGGACTGTATCTACAAATAGCAGATGGAGAACCAGGGGCAGAAATATATGCCGTTGCGACTAAAAAAGACCAAGCGAAGATTATTTGGTTAGAAGCTAAAAGGATGGTAAAAAAATCACCATCTTTGAATAAGAGAATGAAAACGTTAGTATCAGAAATAAATGCTGAATTTAATGATTCGTTTTTTAGACCTTTGGGTAGGGATTCAGATTCATTAGATGGATTAAACGTACATGGTGCTTTATTAGATGAAGTTCATGCTTGGAAAGATCAAAATCTTTATGATGTAGTTGTAGATGGTACTACATCTAGAGAAGAACCTTTGGTATTTATCACTACTACAGCAGGTACAGTAAGAGAATCCGTTTTTGATATAAAGTATGATGAGGCTGAAAGAGTAATAAATGGCTATGAGGATCCGAACGGTTACAAGAACGAAAGATTTTTGCCAATTATATATGAATTAGATAATCGAAAAGATTGGATAGATGAAGATTGTTGGTATCAAGCCAATCCTGGGCTAGGGACAATAAAGCGAATAGATCAATTAAGAAATAAAGTTAATAAAGCAAAGGCTAATCCCTTGTTAGTAAAAAATTTACTATGTAAGGATTTTAATATTAGAGAAACAAGTCATGAAGCTTGGCTAACATTTGAACAACTAAATAATCCTGCAACATTTGATATAGCAAAGTTGAAACCTAGATACGGTATAGGCGGTTCAGACTTATCAAGCACAACAGACCTTACCTGTGGAACAGTTTTATTTATGGTACCAGGTGATGAAACTATTTACGTTTTGCAGATGTATTGGTTGCCAGAGGATTTATTAGAAAAAAGAGTACAGGAAGATAAGATTCCATATGATAAATGGCGAGATATGGGGCTACTAAGAACAGTACCAGGAAATAAAATTCATTATAAATACGTAAAAGAGTGGTTTTTAGAAGTACAAAATGAATATGACATTTATATCCCTTGGCATGGATACGATTCATGGAGCGCTGATTATTATGTAGAAGATATGAAAAATAGCTTTGGTAAAGATGGAATGGAGCCAGTAATTCAAGGTAAAAAGACATTATCAGGACCTATGAAAAGATTGGGTAGGGATTTAGAAGCTAAAAGAATCAACTACAATAACAATCCAATTCTAAAATGGTGTTTGAGTAATACTTCTATAGATGTAGATAAAAATGATAATATACAACCTGTTAAAACTAGTAATCAAAGAAGAAGAATAGATGGTACTGTTAGTTTATTATGTGCTTATGTAACATTAGAAAGGCATTATGAGGAGTATATAAGCATGATATAAAGGGGAGGTGAAAGATTGGGACTACTTGATAGATTTAGAAACAAATTAATAACAGTAACAAAATACAAAATGATAGTAGACGAAGGAAATGGGTTCTACTCATGGAATGGTAATCTCTATCACTCTGACATCGTAAGAGCAGCAATAAGACCTAAAGCACAAGCTATAGGAAAACTGGTAGGTAAGCATATAAGACGTAGCGAAGGCAAAATACAAGTAAATCCTGAACCTTATATGCGATTTCTATTAGAAGAACCTAATCCATACATGACAGGGCAGATGCTACAAGAAAAATTAGCGGTACAACTTGAATTAAACAATAACGCCTTTGCTTATATTGATAGAGATGAAAATGACTATCCTATAGGTATTTATCCAATTACAGCATATGCAGCAGAAGCATTACAAGATAACAAAGGGGAACTATACCTTAAATTCACTTTAAGAAATGGCAAGATAGTTGTATTTAGATATAGAGATATAATTCATTTAAGAAAAGATTTCAATACAAACGAAATATTTGGGGATAGTCCAATAGAGGCTTTAACTTCATTGATGGAAATAGTGAATACTACAGATCAAGGTATTATAAAAGCAATTAAAAATTCAAATATAGTAAAATGGTTATTAGTATTTAAACAAACATTAAGACCAGAAGATTTAGAAAAACAAGCTAAGCAATTTGTAAAAACGTACCTTGATGTTGAAAGTGAAACTGTAGGAGTAGCAGCAACAGATGCAAAAGCAGACGCAATTCAAGTAGAACCTAAAGATTATGTACCTAACGCAGCACAAATGGATAGAACAATAAAAAGAATTTATGCATTTTTCAATACTAATGAAAAAATAGTACATGGAACTTATACAGAGGATGAATGGATCAGTTACTATGAATCAAGTATAGAGCCAATAGCTTTACAGCTAAGTGGTGAATATACTAGAAAACTATTTACTAGAAGGGAGAGAGGTTTTGGAAATGAGATAATATTTGAAAGCAGTAATCTAACCTTTGCAAGTATGAAAACAAAACTAAACTTAGTACAATACGTAGACAGAGGAATAATGACTCCAAACGAAGTAAGAGCTATACTACATTACGCACCTATAGATGGCGGGGATGTACCAGTTAGAAGGTTAGATACTAGACCAATAGATGAATAGGAGGTGAACAAGTGCCAAAGAAAATAAACATCAAAGGTGAAATTATACCGAATGACTACAAATGGATATATGACCTATTTGACATTGAAAATACTACTCCTAAAGATGTAGAAAAAGCTTTAGAAGAAGCTAATGGAGAAAATATTGAAGTTATAATCAATTCCCCAGGAGGTGATGTGTTTTCAGGCTCTGAGATATACACAATGTTAAAAGAATACAAAAATGATGTAGTAGTAAAAATAGTAGGCATAGCTGCTAGTGCAGCAAGTATAATTGCTATGGCAGGTAAAAAAGTTCTAATATCTCCGACAGCTGAAATAATGATACACAATGTGCAATCACAAGCTAGAGGAGATTATAGAGACTTTGAACATGAAGCAGGGGTACTTAAGGATTATAACAGTACAATAGCTAATGCTTATTTATTAAAAACAGGCATGAGCAAAGAAGAATTATTAGATCTAATGGATAATGAGACATGGCTAACGCCACAGCAGGCATTAGAAAAGGGCTTTGTTGATGAAATTATGTTTAATGATGGCAAAATTAGATTAACAGCAAGTATAAAGCAGTCAACAATGCTTCCTATTAATGTCATCAATAAAATGAGAAGTCTAAAAGCAAAAGGCTTGCTTAATTTAAAAGACAATCAAGATCCAAACGATAATCCGCCTGATTCTCAACAAGAAAAAGAGGCGGATATTTTATTGACAAAATTAAATTTATTAAAATTGAAAGGAGAGGTTGATAATGAATAAAAAGGAATATTTAGAAATGAGAAATAATTTACTAGCAGAGGCTGAAAAGCTTATTGCTGAAGGAAAGACTGAAGAGGCTAAGGAAAAGATGAAAGAAGTAGAGGATTTAGACAACAAGTGGGAAGAAATCAAGTTGGCACAAGCTAACATGAATGCATTAAAAGACAAAGTAACAGGAATAAATCTAGACAATAATTCAGTAGATGTAAAGGATCTTAGACCAGTTGACAATGTTCAAGTTACACAGAAAGTAGACGAAAAGGAACTATATAAACAAGCATGGGCAAAATATATGATGGGCATGGCTTTAACAGAAGATGAAAAAGTAGTATTCAACGAAGTAAATACTAGATTCCACAATTCAATACAAACAGCTAATACTCATGCAGTAGTAATACCTGAAAACGTAGCAGAGGATATTTGGAAGGAAGCAGCAGAACTATATCCAATAATTGATGACTTAAATATGACATTTGTACCTGGAGATATGACTATAATCAAAGAAACTGATTCTGGTGATGATGCAGCTTGGTATGATGAAGATACCGAAGTAGCAGATGGAGAATTTGCGCTTGGAGAACTTAACTTGACTGGTTGTGAGCTTGCTAAAGCTATACCAATCAGCTGGAAGTTAAGAAAGATGTCTATAGAAAGATTTATCCCATATATCACTAGCTTATTAGCAGAAAAAATGGGGGCAGCATTAGCTAAAGGAGTTGTATCTGGTAAAGGCAAGCCTGGTATAGGAGATACCTTCAAGCCAGAGCCACTAGGAATAATTACAGCGCTTGAAGCAGAAGTAAATACTCCACAAATTATAGAATATGTTGATGAACTAGCATACGAAAACTTAACTAAAGCTATGGGTCAAATGAAATCTGCTTACAAGACTGGAGCCGCTATATATGCAAAATCTTCAGTAATTTGGAATGTACTTGCTAACTTGAAAGATGCACAAGGAAGACCATTATTTATTCCTGATGTTACTCTAGGTGGAGTAGGAAGAATGTTTGGACTACCAGTTAAAGAAGACGATAGCGTACCCGATAATGCAGTATTGTTTGCAAATGTAGGCAGAGGATATGCAATAAACGTAAATGAAAACATGACTATTTACACTGAAGATCATGTAAAAGCTAGATACACTGACTATATGGCATATGCAATAATCGATGGAGCACCACTAACAACAAAAGCCTTTGCTCTAGTAAGAAAAGCATTACCAGTAGGCTAAGGTGAATTAGATGTATAAAGTTTTACAGCATTTTAGGGATAAGTACAATAAACGCAAAATATACAAGCCAGGGGATAAATTCATATCTGATGACCAAGAAAGAATAAGAGACTTAATAAATAGAGGGTTAATAGAGGGTGAGCTGCCAGAGGCACCCTCTATTAATATCTCTGAGAAAAAAGCTTACCAGTTTATGACTAAAAAAGAAATTGAAAAAGAATTGCGGAGCAAAGGCATTGAATATAGCCCAAGACAAACAAAAGCCGAGCTTATTGAGTTGTTACTCAAAGGCGGTGATTAAATGCTTCAAGATGTAAAAGATGCATTAAGGGTAAGCGGTAATGATTTAGATAACGAAATAAAAGACTTAATCGAAGCGGCGAAAGCAGATTTAATATTGAGTGGAGTACACAAGGATAAGGTTATAGATACTGACCCGTTGATCAAAAGGGCTGTAATCATATATTGTAAAGCTCATTTTGGATATGATGATACTAAAATAGCTGAAAGATTTGAGCAGTCTTATATTAGTCTTAAACAACATTTAACACTATCTATTGAATATACAGGCGGTGCTGAATGATGAGAGATTATAGACACAGAATAGACTTCTTACGCCGAGTTAAAGGCAGAGATGAATATGGAGAGCCTACTGACACTTGGCAACCTTTCAAAGAAGGAATATGGGCTAGTATGGAACCTTTACTTGGTAATGAGTTCTTTGCTGCTTATACTACTGATAGCAAGGTAGAAGTAAAATTCAATATGAGATATGTACCTGGTATTACAAACGACATGAGAATTAAGCATGGCAATGATATATACGAGGTATTATCTGCAGTAAATGTCAAAGGATTGAATAGGGAATTGCTATGTTATTGTAGGCTGGTGAAATAGATGGCCAGAGTATATTTCAGAGTAGAAGGCATGGATGAACTGGAAAAATCCCTAAAACGACTAGGAAAGGTACCACAAAAACATGTAACTGCTAGTTCTAGAAAAGCTATGAATATAGTCCTTAAACAGTCTAGAGCATCAGCACCATATGAAACTGGAGCACTTAAAAAAGGAATTAAAATGGTAGGTGAAAGATCCAGGCAAAAAGGTAAAAAAGTATATAGGATAGTATTTGATAGAAACATGAACCATATATTTCAGAAACCTGTAAAGAATCCTGGGGAATCAGGACACAAAGGAGCAAGGAAGATAGCTTATTATCCATATTCACAAGAGTATGGATTCTTTGCCAGGGATGGGAAATACATTCCTGGCTATAGGTTTATAGGAGACTCATTTATTGAGAATACAAGAAACATAGAAAAGACAATAGTGTCAGAGATGAAAAAGAAAATTGATGCTGAAATAGCGAAGGCTAATCTAAAGTGAGGTGAAACAGGTGGATAAAGAAACTATAAAAAAGATTTTAAATGATTTTCTAGATTCTGTAGATGAAGTGAGAGATTTTTCTATATCCGAGGAAGTAGAAGAAATTGATATGTCAACATTAGATGAAGAAAGAATAATAAGAGAATCTACAGGTTTAACAAATATATTTATCACCACATATAAGAAGGTGGACTAGATGGAAACTGCATTAAGGTATGAAATAGAAAAAGCTATACCAGAGTTAAAAGATAACATATTTCCTACCAATGCACCAGAAGGCTCGAAGGGGCCTTATTTAGTTTATGCAAGAATTAGCACTAAAC